CTGCCAAACAGTGAATCTTCAAGAACGGACCCCCTCTTGCGAGGGGGAGGCAGACAACTACGATCTTTGGTCGTGTGTTGAGAATGCGGGAATGCTTTCGCCATATCTTAGCGGGATTTTCGAATGCCTCGGGATTTAAGTCATACCTGACCGTTACTTAACGAATGAATTTTGTGTTAGAGTTGTTCTCTCTTGTTGTAACGTTACAAACGGGACTATGCGCGTCCAACCGGCTCCGTCTTTCTTCCTAGTGAGCTACTAGTGTTTGAATCGGTGGGGGGTGTTTGGGTTCCTACTTCAAATGGATTTGATGAAATCAGCTGCAATACCCGCAGGAATTGCAAGTTCAGGTTCCAAAGCACTTAGGCCTAAAGCCACAGGGCCAGCGATCTTCTTTATCACTGGCAATGCTTTCTCCTTGAACCACTTGAAAATGTCAGAAATGTGGAAGGGATTGTCGAAATGTTGTGGGCAGTTACGCACCAAAGCAAGTCCATGTTCGTACTGTTCATACTCCTGGCTCGGCATCAACTCTCTAAAGAATTGGTTTCTTTGAGATTTCGCTTCCAAACTGAAGTCAATGCGTACACGGCTCAACGCTCCTGGATACAGTGGGGCTCCCACTTGCGAGTCTGGATTAGGTGCCGCCTTGCACACAACTAGCACAGTGCTTGTTGGGTACAAATTTGACACCACTTGTATCGATCTCACTTGGTCGCCATCACCTAAAACTCCTGAATTGAAACTGGTCCTGTAAATACTGTTGGTCCATGAACCCCACACTTGGGATGTGGGTTTGTTGTAAATGTAACAACCTTCTTTATAGTTCCGGCGTACTGCATTTGGCATAGCTAAAGTAGTGTCCATGCAGTCCTTTTCTATCATAAAGTTTTCAGGGAGAATTGTATGTTCTAACTGAACCGTTACCAAATCACCTCCTTCAGCCCATGCTGTTGAAGCTGGGGAGAAAGTGATTGCTGATCCGTTGACTCGAACGTCGTTTAATGAATCTAAATTCTGTTGTACGCTGGTCATAGGCTCATGCATCAGCAATGGTGAAAATACTGTTGTTTTCATTCCAATGTCTGTGCCTGAAGCAGATCCGATTATGGTAACTTGCACTCCATACCAGCCGCTCCTCACAATTGGTATTGCGATGAATGTTGCGGCACCTAGGTCATAGTGCATCACTGGTTCTAGAACTTCTCCACATGCACGTGCCACTGAGACTCCACCTGATATTGCTAAGGGGGTTTCAGTGTTCACTACATAAAAGGATAATTCTATTCCAGATTGGTTAGAAAGAGCCGGTGTGGAGTCAGCAATTGCATCCACCCAAATCAATCTCTCTGATTTTGTTCCATTCAATACTTTGCAGTAAGATACATCTTCTGCCTGAATCCCATTCACACCTACATCTCTAGTGAGTGCAAGTGGTAGGTATTGGCTGTTGATGTTCGTTGGTACAAAACACCTATTCCTCAAGAAAACATCTGATGCAGACGTTCCCACAGTCTTTGCTGAGTAGAAAAACACTTGTTTTCCCCACTCTAGCGCTGTTGGGTTGGGTTTGTTCCATACGATGGCGTTGAAAGGGTCAGTTGTGACTGCAAACGTTGTGATACCATTATCATAGTAACCGTCTGCTGGCTTAGTCTTCGAAACTGACCAATCTACGTACCTGAAGTCATGCACTACCGCTGTCAGTGTTGGTTCACTTGTATACGGTGTGCTCCTTCGGCACGTGTAAAGTCCGGGCAGTACTGTCGATGCCAGTGCTGCCGCTGCTACTTTCCCGCCCTCTTGGCTGTAAGTCTTTACTCCTTGCTGTGCTGTGGCGTACGATTTCCCAAGCACCACAGCATTGTGCTGCTTCTTGGTCTTCGTGGCAACTGCATAAGCATCTTTCACTTGTTTCTTCTCCAATTCTTTCCTTGCTAACTTCTTCTCGGCTTTGGTTAATTTGTTCATCATCTCTCATTAATTATTTTGGACCCACCCACCCACGTACTCAAAGCAGATTACCGCGAGGATTGTCTGTGGGAGATGAGCTTGTTGCAAAACGAAACGGCCGCTCTTGCTTGCGCTGGTCGGTTGTTTATGACATTGTCCATAACGTCTCCCCAATCAGAGGTCATCTGGTCGTCTAAAAGGTCTTCCTCGTCCATCGCCAGATGGTCATAGCAAGTATCCTGATCGCTCCAAAAGCCTCCTGACTTAGTCAGCTCTACTATAAAGTCCCGTGCAGCATCCTGATCACAATTAACCAGGTCCAAAAACTTGACGTAATCGTCATCGTTGTTGAAACGTTTAACACGCACCGTTTTAGTGGTGCCGTAAACTGCTCGAACTCCAGCTTTGCCTTTGCGGTGGTGTTGTCCTTCGATTTGTGCGCGCGGTGGTCCAATCAAATTCTTTCGAGAAAAGTAGTAGTCCAAATCTTGTTGCTTCTTACTCTTTTTACTCTCAAGTACATATGCTGGATACTTTTTGTACAAGAATCCCAGACGTGCCATCAAAAGATGTTGTCCTGACATAGGGAAATTCTCGTAAATATAGTCCACTGCTGGTACATACATAAGCCCTTCCAAATGCATCGTGATGAGATAATTGAGAGACATGCACATTCCTTGCACTCTGTCCTCCAACTTTGATTCATCCTCAACGAATTGCAATTTAGAAATGACTCTGTCAGGCTTGAAAAGTGGCTCAAATATGACTCCACGATACATTGACAAACCCCTGCTGATAAACAACGGGACTTGATGCAACTGTTTCACGAAATCATGTATCTCCAATTTTCCTTCAGATTTGACTTCCCATGGAAGCATGTCATTCCAACACTTCATATTGATAGCGTCGACTGCTTTCTCTCCAATGTCATCAAACACCCAAACCCTGCTATCGTCTCCACAAAATTCTGCATAGAGGTGATCCTCCACGTCACACGGATCCACACCCATAGATTTACTGGACACAGCTAAGAACGCAGCATGTAAAATAACTGTATTCAATCTAAGCGTGTTAGGAAAACCTGAAGGGTTGCCATGAGTCTTGGTGAAGATTTCTCCATTTGACAAATGCAACTCAGAGTTGCAAGTTGTGGAGTACATTGCTTGCTGCAGAGACCTGGGTAGACCTTTGCTCATTAACGGCATGTAAACATAAAAGAACCCCTTCAGCAGTTGCGAAGGCATACGCCTGTCGTAACCAGTCATGTCATATGCATGCACTGACTGTGCTTTACGGTACTTGCTTAACCTGCTTTCAGGGACGGGGACATCAGGGTCTGCTCCAGTATGGTAGTTCTCAATAGACTGCCATGCGTCATCAGATTCGCCCATAATGTGCACCCACATGAATTTAAATTCCATGGATGGTTGTTGCACTGAACGTCCGTGACCTTTTGACAGTTTCTTGACCCAATCGTAGCGATCCTTCTTCCCTTGCACCAACCAAGTGTAAAAATTCTGCACTGCTTTTGTTGCTGGTCCCTTCTCTTCCGCATGCGCCTTTATCTCCAGGTAACTGTTCAGGAAATACTGAGCTGCTGCTTCAATGTTTTCAAAGCTTTCAATGAATTCATTGTGAGTCTTGCCCACCATTGTAGATCCTGCCATAGGTGCCCTTCCTTCAGGGTGATACATATCTGCCACAATAACTCGAGCTGCCTCGATGTCAGGTGGTGTATAGACTGTAACTGAATTCTTAGACCTGTGTGTCACAATTTCCCAGATGTTCGCTTGCGTGTTAGCGTCAATTTTACAGTAAGACTGTTGTTCAAATTTACTCACCTCAATCCTGTTGGTTTCCAGCCCAGGTTGCATGGTGATGTATTTTGGGTTAACAAGTCCTTCTGTGCGCGGTTGTCTGTATTGGAACCACTTAGGCTTATGCCCGTAGTTCCTTGTACTTCCCGTTATCCCAGTCTCAAAGCCTTGTGGTTTTGAATGTCCGTAAGTGCACGGCGATATCAATGCTATCTGAGCAGGAGTCATTTGCTTGTAAGGCAAATGCAAAATCCTTGCTCTGTCGCCGCACATCACACAGTCTTCTCGCACTGGCACAAACATTACTTTCAATGTGCGCGTATGCATGGCTGTCAAGTCTGGTCTAAATCTCAAGTTATTCCACAGCTTGGGATACAGTAAAACAGATTCACTGGATATCGTTCCATCAGCAGCTTTCAAAGAGTCAATCTTCTTATCAGTCTTTGACCTCTTATAAACCACTACAGCCTCCTCTACAGGGCCACTGGGGCCTGCTTCAGATGCTGGCGTATCGATGTCCAAATCTGTCTCCACCTTAACCTGTTGCGCTTCCTTCTTTGGTGCAGGGGCAGATTTTTGTACTACCCCTTCAGATTTCTCTTCTGGAGTGTCATTCTTGCCTTCCTTCACAGGTAACGCAGAAACATGATGGTTGAATTTGGTCTCATATAAACCAATAGGTTGGAATACAGCGGTGTCTGGATGAAATGTGGTTTCCAAATCTCCTCCATTCACATTGCCCGCCATTCTCCCATACCTATGTCCTCCAACAATTCTTCCTTCAGTGTCGAACAGTGGTGATCTGCAGTGCCCTGGCAGGGTGGTACCTGTAAATTTGTACCCTTCCCCTTCAACATAAGTTTTGCCGGATGATACTTTAAAAGAATTCGATGTTTCATCCCACACCATCATTGTACCAACAAACTCCCCTTTCGGTTTTGAGTTGATAATTTTGGGGTTATGAAACACAGGTTTACATTCAGGGGAAAAATCCATGATGTACATGATTTTGTCTCTGTCCTTCAAGTAAAAACATTTCTTTTGCAGTGACGCTTTCACGGTAAAACCCTGAGGGTTTGCAACGGTCCGCAGTGTGCAAGTGCACACCTCGTCCAAATCGGAGTCATTGGTAATCTGAGCATGTCTATTAGTTACAAAACCAATTTTCATGTTCGCTACATTAACCATGTATCCATGAGCTGAGTTGTGTGGGTTGCCTTCCGGTTCCACCACTGCAACACAACTATAATCCACAAGGCTATGCCCAATCTGCTTTGACTCCAAAACAACGAGTGGTTTAACACTCCTGAACTTGATGTCTTGGGGATACTCCAAGAAGGCTTTGGCTTCTATCTGAGGAGGGGATTCCTTCTCAAGCTTGGTAGCAAGAAAATCCCTCATCAATATTCCTTTAGCACAATTAGCTTCCTTGGTATCTTCGATGAGCTTTGGGGACGGTGAATGAAGGTGCTCCTCACTCCCATCTATTTCAGCCACTAAAGGTACAGTCGTTGGATCCATCAGTCCACTGCGTTGTCCGCCAGTCCTGAATGCTCCAAAACATGTCTTTGGTCCTTTGTGGTCCTTATCAAAAAGCACTCGTATAAAACTCTTCTGAATTTTAGTGGTAAGCGGGTCAAGTTCTACCTTATCCTCTGCGGATTGGGCATTCCTCAACCTGTCCTTTTCATCTTCAGTAGGTTCCTTCCCTTCGATTTGCACCGACTCCACCCTTTGCGTTAAAGTGTTGTATCTGACTTCATCAGTAGTCTCCACTTCTTCTGTACGCGACAGCAGCTGGTACACCAAGTCCTTGACGACTTCACGGTTGTCTGTCTTTTTACATTCACAGTTTTCCGTAAGGTAACAGGGTCTGAACGTGGCATCGCTGACGGCCCATCCTCCTGTAGTCACCCATCCTTTCAAGTTTACACATACTTGCCCAACTGAAGGTACTCTGGACTTTTCTATCCTTTCGGACACTTCCAAATCTTCAGCATGTGACAGGCGCAGCAGTGCGGGGTCATATTCCACCACATCAAATCCACCCACAGTTATAACCTTCACGGTTTGTCTGAACGGGTTGATTTTAGAACATGCATTAACAATGGCCATGCTTGGATAATGTAATACAAAGTTAATGGTGTTGCCCATAAATCTTGCAATACATCTCAAACACTTCCATAACGCAGCAAATGAAAGATATTTCACTTGATCTGTTGCTTGCGCTGCACGTTCTGCGGCTCTTGTGGTGGAATGCATCAAAACGCTGGTTCCAGCATTCAAAAACCTGTCCCCTTTGCCTTCAAGGTCAACTCGGCTGATACCAGAAAACAACATGTTATTGCTGCCCATGACTCTGGTTCTGCCTTTGCTCTGTTGACTCAGGAAAGCTCCCACAGCAATCACTAAGGAAATCAGGCTCACCCAGCAGAATGTACTCAAAAGAATATCATGCACTGGGTAACCCGTGTGGTTGATCCAAAACGGATTGAGTTTCTCACAAATCAACCCAATAGTTGCGGCAGTATATCGCGCGCACAGGTTGGCTTTGACGACCCACAAAACAAATCTTGGGTGTTGGTAAATCATCCAAACCCAGTCGGCAAATGGCTCGCTCACCTCCGCTCCTTTGAGCCTTGCAAAGAGTAGAAATGGCAGGATGTATGGTTCCCACCACCTCTCAACAACGTCCAGAACCCACATGGCAGCGATTAAAATCACTCCCAGGTCTCTGTACGGTCTCTCCACCGGCTCGCGGAAGGATTGCTCTTCCGCCTTAACGCCTATTTGTACTGGCGCAACTCCTTCACTCTCGTTACTTACTTGCTGGCTTGTGGGCTGGCTGTTCATGATCG